ACCAGCACCGTCAATAAATGGTTTAAATCTTGGTCTATTTAAAAATTGGTGAGGTGTTTCGCCTCTTAAATATTTTTCAATAGATTTATTAATTACCATCATGCCCATATTATAAAAGTTTGCACCAGTATTTGACCAATTAAATTTAGATCTAATTGGATTCATGCCGTACTGCATTTTACTGTAATTTTTTAATTTGTTTTTATATTCTTGAGTAATTGGTGCAGTATTTTCTAATACTCCAGCAAAATCAACAGCAGTGCCAACAGTGGTAAAAAGGCAATCTTCGCAAGTAGGCCGTACGTAAATATCAGCATCAATAATAGCAATTTGATCGTACGACTTGAGGTAGGAGAAAGCATTTTCTTTCTCATAGATCGGAAGGAATCCACCATATTTTTCATATGATTCTTTGCTCCTATTAGTTGAAAAGACATCTGGTTTTATTCTTAAGATTGGTGTGCGCTGGCATTCATAGTCAGCACCAATGCGTTTAGCATATTCTTTTACTGAAGCCGTACAGTGGTCATACAGTTTAGATTTCTTGCCCGTATATACTTGATAAATTAGCTTTTTCATTTTCATAACTTTCTATAATCTTTTTAGCAAGATCTGAAGCTTCTAAGAATCTTTTACGGAATCGATTCTTTTTAGCACCATGATTTAGGAAATAATATAAGCTATCTATATCACTATTATACGTAGGTAAATCATAAGTCTTTCTAAAACTTACGATCTCTTCAAACTGATATCTATTTGAAAGCAATTCAGCCAACGATGTATTCATATAGATCACTCCAACTAGCCATTAAAGGAAATTTACTATTTGTCATATTATGACCGTGTTCAATTAAAACACTTTCTAAACCAAGTCTATCGCCAAGTTCAGCGTTTTCAACTTTGTCTTCTAACCATAAAAGACCAGAGTCTCTGTAAGGTTCTAGTACTTCATCTTTATCAGCACCAGTATCACAAAAGATAAACTTTTCAAATGCTGTTTCACCGAATAGCTTTTTAGTATTTTGAATACGAAGAGCTTGAGCATTGTGATCAAGCGATAGAGAAGTAATCATATGAAAGACATATCCATGCTTACGATGTAATAGGTCAACGTAGTACATAGCATCACGCAAAGGAGGAAGAAATCCAATAGCGGCTGATTCGTTAAAAAACTTAACTAACTCTTTCTTTTTATCATTAGTTAATCCATAACGATCGCCCATGTCATAATGACCTGGACCGCTCGCTAACATTTCATAGCCATGAGCTTGCATCCATGTATTGAATGCATATTCCCAATTCATCAGGACACCATCACAATCAGTGAGGATTACTTTATTCAAATTATCAATCATATATTTCTCCTTAATTATAGTATTATTCTACACTATAACTAATGGAATGTACACGTTTTTGTTTCGTTTAATATCAGTAACTTAAGAATTTAATTGTTGTGGCTCGTCTTCTATATAATCTTCTTCATATAGGACTTCACGTAATAATACTTGAGAGTCTGCAGAGTAATCTGTTTCTCTAATTCTATTATCTTTATTAAGGGATTGGATTTTATTTCGATCTTTCTTTTTATTGCGAGGATCATATCTTCCAAACTTAGCCATTAAAAACCTCCTTGGCCGAATTCTCTTGTGTTTTCAATTTCAATTGAAAAATCATTATGACCTCCAATATAATGTCCATTCCAAAATATTTGTGGTACGGTTTTAGCTCCTGGAACTTTCTTTATAAATTCTTCCATGAAAGTTAATCCGTTTTCTTTATCATCAATAGGCTTATATACGTATTTTAAATTATTATCTTCACATAATACTTTAGCTCGTTCACAATATACACAATTAGAGGTTCCGTAAATTTCTATCATTATTCTATCTCCAGCATTTCTTTTGTCATGATATAATCTCTTACCATTCCTGATCTTACAATATCATCCCACCCAAACTGAATAGTAGAGAAGTTTCGCATTTGTTCTAAAATCTTTATAAACTTAAAAATCCCTTCTTTTTCATCTTCAAATCTGAAATCGGTTTGTCTATAATCTCCGCAAAATATAATCTTAGAATTTTTACCGACTCTAGTAATCACTGAATCTAATTCATGAAAAGTTAAATTTTGCATTTCATCTACAATGATAATAGAATCATCAAACGTAGCTCCACGAATAAACGAAGTAGATTCAAATATAATATTATTATTCGTAATCAATTTATTCCAAGAGGCTTTATCATTAAAAAGTTCTGTACAAATATTCCTATATGGAATAGTGTACATGTCTTTTTTTTCTTCTGCGTTACCTGGTAAAAATCCTATATCTCTTGTTGGTACTGCAGATCTTATGATAATCAATCTTCTATATATGCTATCAGGATCGAGTAAATCTTCAAGCGCCATGTACATCGCAATAAAGGTTTTACCAGTTCCTGCAGATCCTGCTAAAACAAGGTTATCCTCATCATCCCAAGCTTCAAATGCGGCTTTTTGATTCAGAGTGATCGGCTCGTATTCTAAAAGATCATCGAGCTTCACGGTCAAAGAATTATTTTTTTTCATTTTATAGTATTATTTTTAGCAGATCCAGTTTTTACACGACTTAACACATCCTTAAATCCAGAAGGAATACGTGAATACATATCTCCTGTTCCTCCAATAATTTTAGGAGCTTTCATTACCTGCACTAAATCAGGCATATGATCGATTCTTTCTTGCAATTCTTCCCATGAACAAGTAACATCAAATTCTTGTAGGGTTCTAGTATCTTTTAAAGTATATGTTGGCATTTTATTTTTGTAGTGACCGACCGGAATAATCCGGCCGGCCAGCACCTCCTAAGCAATCATTAATTTTTTATCAGCTATGTGACATCTTAAAAACTCTATTTTTCGGGTTAACTTATTAATTAATCCTTCATCCACTCGCTTTCTGTTTTTGAGTTTTTCGATATAAGTTTCTAATTCTAACACATCTCGTTCGAGTCTTTCAAACTGCGCTGGCATACAATCTCCTGTTACTTTTGAATTAAATTTGGAAATGCCTCCTGAACTAGTTTCTTGGTGATACCACCACCAATATTCTCTTTATCTTTCATAGTAATTATTAGTTCAGCATCTTTATGGTGAATCGCTTCTAACATATCAATAAATATTTTTTCGCGGCGAACCCCGGGTAACTTGTCACCTTCAAGACCCTTAACAAAATGTTTAAATTTCTTATGATGCTTATGAAGAGAGCTAGGTGTGCTTTCTTCTTTATTTGGTTCATATGGTGGCGTACCAGGCGGAAGGTTCCACCTAACTATATCATCATATGTGCCCTTTAATAAATCCTTTAGAGCCCAGCATTCATACTGCTGTAATATCTCTATTTTGCCCTTTTTAGTTTTTTCATTCCGGGCTTTATCAATAATTTCCCAGACTTGTAATGAAACTTTTTCAACCATTAAATAAAATCTCCAATATCATCGATCAATCTGCGGCATCTCTTTTCAACTAAAAATGGAAAGACTTTACCGCGATTAGACCATTTATCCTGTTCTTCAAATCTATATATAATTTCTTCTTTTAGTTCTTGAGGAGTAGACTCTAAATCTATAAGTTCTCTATTCCTTTGCATATTACGTAGAACTTCTGGGCCTTGAGATGAAGGATCATTCATTAGTGCTTCAATCACAGGCTTGCGTAAAGGAGTTTGGCGAGAACCATCTACAAAAACATTATCACCGCTTAATACATTGGGTACACCGTCAGACGTATCACCCTTCAATATAAGTTCAAGTAATTGTTTTCTTGGGTGCTCTTCTTTAATAAACTTTTTAGTCATAGGAGAAAACTGCGATATGTTATTAAATTTCTGTAACTGCGCGAAGTCTTTATCTGCAGATATAATCATTACATCTTCGTGCTTACCAAATTCTTGAGTATTATGTGCCAATACTCCAATGATGTCATCAGCTTCACATCTATCTACTTTGATAGTTTTATAAGGAAAGTTTTCGCTAAGTTCTTCCCATACTAAATTAATGATACGAAATATTTCTTGCCAATCTAGTTTAGATTCTTTGCGATTCTTTTTACGTGCTGCTTTATATTGAGGAAATGCGCTGTATCTCCAATTATTACCAGCATCACCAGCTATAACGACTTCACCGTACTTTTCTTTAAACTTAGAACGATACATGCGAATAGAATTAAGAATCATGTGGCGAACCATA